CGCAGCACTGGCGCGGATGGCGGCAGGCTGGGAGGGGATGAAAGCCACCGCGCTGACGGCGCTCGACGGTGCAGTGACGGGCGTGTTCAGCTTTGGCGACCGGTCGGTGGCGGTGTTTCAGGGCGCGTTTGATGCGATGAAGGCGATCTGGGGGAGGCTTCCAGGTGCCATTGGCGACTTCGCGTTTCAGGCGGCGAACGGGCTGATCAGCGGGGTCGAGTCGATGCTGAACGGCGTTGTTACCCGGATCAATGGCTTCATTACGACGCTGAACGCAGCGCTGGACCTGCTCCCCGACTGGGCGACCGGCGAAGGCGGTGTGCGTATTGGCACCCTCGATCCGGTGGCACTCGGCGGGATCGATAACCCTTTCGCAGGGGCGGCCGAAGCAGCCAGTGCTGCGGCAGCCGATGCGTTCTCGGCCGCACTGGGGCGAACTTACGTCGATACGCCTGATCTGGGCCTTGGGGCGGCGGCCGACGATGCCAGCGCGCGGGCCGACGGATACCGTGAGGCGGCAGGCATGCTGGCGGATGCTGCGGGCCGCCCGTTGGCAAGTTGGCAGGCGCTGCGTGACGCGATGACAGGCGCTGGAGCCGAGGCGGAAACGGCCCTTGTGGATGCTGCCACCTCGGCGGATGCGCTCGGGCTTGAACTTGATGACACTGCCGCCGCCGCCGGTGGTGCTGGTGCGGCAGCGCGCGCAGCCGGGGCGGCAGCTGCCGAGGGTGCGGAGCAAGCTGCTACCGGCTGGGGCGCGGTTACGGCTGCCCTTGCCGATTATGCAGCCAAGGCCCGCGATATCGGCGGGGATATCGGCCAGACGCTGGTCGGAGCGTTCCAGAGCGCCGAGAACGCCGTGGGCGACTTTGTCAAAACGGGCAAGCTGGACTTCAGCAGCCTCGTCACTTCGATGATCGCCGATCTGGCCAAGCTGGCGGCGCGGCGCTTTATTCTCGGCCCCATCGCCGATGCTTTGTCGGGTGCGTTTGGCGACGCAGGTGGTTTGTTCGCAAACATCCTGCATTCCGGCGGCACCGTTGGCGTCGCAGGTAGCCGCCGCATGGTGCCTGCCATGGCCTTCGCCGGTGCCCCGCGCATGCACTCCGGCGGCTGGGCCGGGTTGAAACCCGACGAAGTGCCCGCGATCTTGCAACGGGGCGAGCGGGTTTTGTCCCGCAGGGAGGCGGCTGGATATGGCCAGGGACAGAACGCAGCCCCGAATATCTCCGTCACGATCATGTCCCGCGACGCCGAAAGCTTCCGGCAATCCCGCACGCAGGTCGCTGCTGATATCGCCCGCGCCGTTTCTCTCGGCCGGAGGGGTATGTGATGGCGTTCCACGAGGTTCGGTTTCCCGACAATATCAGCCGAGGTGCGCGCGGCGGGCCGGAACGGCGCACCCAGATTGTTGAACTGGCCTCTGGAGACGAGGAGCGGAACGCCAGCTGGGCTAACTCGCGTCGGCGTTTTGATGTGGCCTACGGTATTCGCCGGGCGGACGATCTGGCAGCGGTCGTCGCCTTCTTTGAAGCACGGAACGCTCGCCTGCATGGCTTCCGTTACAAGGACTGGGCCGATTACAAATCCTGCCTGCCGTCGCAGGCGGTCGCACCCACCGACCAGCCCATTGGCACCGGCAATGGTGCCATCACCACCTTCGCGCTCCTGAAACGTTATACCTCTGGCGCCCAAAGCTGGACCCGCGCGGTTGCCAAACCCGTCGCAAGCACAATCCGGGTGGCTTTGAACGGGGTCGAACAGATGACAGGCTGGAGCGCAGATATCACGACCGGAAGTATCACGTTCAACACTGCCCCCGGTGCGGGCGTCGCAATCTCTGCAGGCTTCGAGTTCGATGTCCCAGTACGCTTCGACACCGACACGCTCGACGTAACCCTCGACATTGAACGGCTGGGCTCAATCACGTCCATTCCGCTACTGGAGATCCGCAGATGAAATCCCTTTCCCCAACCCTGCAGGCTCATCTGGACTATGGCACCACCACCTTGTCCTGGTGCTGGCGGATTTCGCGGACGGATGGCGTGGCGCTGGGATTCACCGATCATGATCGCACGCTGGCCTTCGATGGCACGGACTTTGAGCCCGAAAGCGGGTTCGCCGCCTCGGAAATCCGCTCGGGGTCCGACCTTGCCGTCGATGCACAGGATGCGAGCGGCGTGCTGACCTCGGACAGGATCACCGAGACCGACATTCTCGACGGGCGCTGGGACAATGCGGCGGTGGAGCTGTGGAGGGTGAACTGGGCCGACACCAGCCAGCGGGTTCTCTTGCGGCGCGGGGCGGTCGGACAAATCCGGCGCGGGCGGATGGCTTTCGTCGCGGAAGTGCGGTCGCTGGCGCATGTGCTGGGCCAGACCGTTGGCCGGACGTTTCAGGCCGGGTGCGATGCGGCGCTTGGCGATGCGCGGTGCGGGATCGATTTGGACACTGACGTCTACAAGGGTGCGGGTGTGATCACCGACCTGTTGCGCGACCGAGCGTTCTTGGCCTCGGGGCTGTCAGCGTTCGAGGCGGGATGGTTCACTGCTGGCACCCTGACATGGACCAGTGGCGCAAATGCGGGGCGCATCACCGAGGTGCTGGCCCATGGATTGGCAGATGCCATCGCGACACTGACCGTGCTGGAAGCCCCAGTGCGCACTATCATGGAGGGCGACAGCTTCATCGCGCGGGCGGGTTGCGACAAGCGCATGGTGACCTGCAGCGCCAAGTTCGGGAATATCGCAAACTTCCGGGGCTTTCCCGACATCCCAAGCCAGGATGCCGTGCTGCGCTATGCCAGCCAGGGCAGCGGCCATGAAGGGGAGGTGCTGTGAGGCAGTCTTTGCCTGGAGCAGATCCGGCCTTGGTCGTTGTTGCCGCCCGCAGCTGGCTCGGCACTCCCTATCACGATCAAGCCAGCCTGCGCGGGGTGGGCTGTGATTGCCTCGGACTTGCGCGCGGTGTCTGGCGCGAGGTTCTGGGCGACGAACCGTTTCTGATCCCACCCTACAGCCGCGATTGGGGCGAGACCGGACCCCGCGAGGTGCTCGCGGACGGGGCCCGACGCATGCTGATCCCGATTGCACCGACTGATATCGGTACGGGCGCGCTGGTCCTGTTCCGCATGACGCCGCGCGCCATCGCCAAGCATGTCGGGATCCTGACCGAGCCCGACATGTTCATCCATTCCTACGAGCGGCTGGGCGTCGTCGAGGAAGCCCTGACCCCTGTCTGGCGGCGGCGCATTGCCTTCGCCTTCCTGTTCCCACCCTCCGGCAGCATCTGAAAGTTCTGACATGGCAGCTATTGTACTCGGCGCTGCTGGCGCTGCAATCGGTGGCTCCATCGGCGGCACCCTGCTTGGTGTCAGCGCGGTCACAATCGGGGGTTTCATCGGATCGAGCGTCGGGTCCTTGGTCGACGAGTGGATCGTCTCCTCCCTCGCGCCCGCCCAACGCATCGAAGGTGCACGGCTTGACGGGTTGCGTATCACTTCTGCGACCGAAGGGGCCGTAATCCCGCGCCTTTTTGGGCGGATGCGCGTTGGTGGTAACATCATCTGGGCCACGGATTTCCGCGAGGAGGCCCGGTCCACAACCACGACCCAAGGTGGCGGCAAGGGTGGCGGGGGCGGCGCGAAGGTCACGACGACCGAATATCTGTACTATGCCAGCTTCGCCGTCGCATTGTGCGAGGGCGAGATCACCGGCATTGGCCGTGTCTGGGCCGACGGCAAACCGATGGATATGAGCGGCGTTACCTGGCGCTGGTATCCGGGCGATGAGGCGCAGACCCCCGATCCGTTTATCACCGCCAAGATGGGCGCGGCCAACACCCCCGCCTATCGCGGCACGGCCTATGTCGTGTTTGAAGAACTGGACCTCAGCGGCTTCGGCAACCGCCTGCCGCAGATCAGCTTCGAGGTGTTCCGGACGCTGGCGGATGCGGACACAGCTGAAGGTCTGGTCAAAGCGGTCACCCTTATCCCGGCTTCGGGCGAGTTCAGTTACGCAACAACTTCGGTCAAGCGGCCCTTTGGCGCGGGTGGTGCGACGGTTGCCGAGAACCTGAATGCAATCTCCGACACTGCCGATATCGTTGTGGCGCTGGATCGGCTGCAATCCATGGCACCGGCCGTGGAAAGCGTCAGCCTGGTCGTGGCGTGGTTCGGTGATGATCTGCGTGCAGGGAACTGCAAGCTGCGGCCCGGCGTCGAGCTGGCGGTCAAGATGACGACACCCTCGTCTTGGGTCGTCAACGGTGTCAGCCGCGCCAGTGCGGTTCTCATCAGCAGCGACGCCGAAGGTCGCCCTGTCTATGGCGGCACCCCCGCAGATTTCGCGGTGGTGCAGGCGATCAGGGAGATAAAATCACGCGGTCTGCGCGTGACCTTCTATCCGTTCATCCTGATGGATGTGCCGCCCGGCAACGCCAAACCCAACCCCTACAGTGCCAACGCCTCGGCAATGGGTCAGCCCGCATTCCCATGGCGCGGCCGGATCACGTGCTCCCCGGCGACAGGCTTTGCCGGATCGGTGGATAAAACTGCCGCAGCGGCCGTGCAGGTCTCGGCCTTGTTTGGCACTGCTACACCCGGCAGTTTCAGTATCTCCGGCGAGAGCGTTAGCTGGACCGGCCCGGCCGGTGAGTGGGGCCTGCGTCGCATGGTGCTGCACTATGCGCATCTGTGCAAAGCCGCAGGGGGCGTCGATGCCTTCCTGGTCGGCACAGAGATGCCGGGCCTGACCACGATCCGCTCGGGGGCCAGTACGTATCCGGCGGTGCAAGCCTACCGCGATCTGGCAGCGGCCGTGCGGTCGATCCTCGGGCCGGGTACCAAAATCAGCTATGCCGCAGACTGGTCGGAGTATTTTGGCCACCAGCCGGGCGACGGCAGTGGGGATGTGTTCTTCCACCTCGATCCGCTTTGGTCCGACACCAACATCGATTTTATCGGCATCGACAACTACATGCCGCTGTCGGATTGGCGCGACGGGTTCGATCATGCTGATGCCAGCCTCGCGCCTGCAATCTACGACCGGGATTACCTGCAATCCAACATCATTGGCGGTGAGGGCTTTGACTGGTTCTATGCAACCCCGGCTGATCGCATCGCGCAGGTCCGCACGCCGATCACCGACGGTGCCGCCGCTAAGCCGTGGGTCTACCGCTTCAAGGATCTGCGATCCTGGTGGCAAAACCCACATTTCAACCGCCCGGGTGGCGTAGAGAGCGGAACGCCCACCGCGTGGGTGCCGCAGTCTAAACCGATCTGGTTCACCGAGCTGGGCTGCCCGGCGATTGATCGGGGCACCAACCAGCCGAACGTATTTTTTGATCCAAAGTCGTCTGAGAGCTTCACACCCTACTTCTCGCGGGGGTGGCGCGACGACGCGATCCAACGCGCCTATCTCGAAGCGACCTATCTCCACTGGGGCGATCCGACCAACAACCCGATCTCTGCGGTGACCAGCATGCGGATGATACATTTGCCGGAATGCGCCGCATGGACTTGGGACGCGCGGCCCTATCCGTTTTTCCCCGAACTGACGGATGTCTGGACCGATGGTCCGAACTGGCGGCGCGGGCATTGGCTGACCGGACGGCTCGGTGCGGTATCGCTGGCAGCACTGGTGCGACACCTGTGCCTGCGCGCAGGAATGCCAGAAGAGCGGATCGATGTCTCCGGCCTCTGGGGTGCAGTCGAAGGCTATGTGATTTCGGCGCTGGAAGCACCGCGTGCCTCGATTTCTACGCTGGCCCGCCACTTCGGGTTCGATGCCGTGGAAAGCGAGGGCCGGATCAAGTTCCTCATGCGCGGTCGGATTGCCAGCATGAACATCGCGCCCGACGCGATGGTCGCGTCATCATCGGAAGGCGACGTCATGGAACTCACCCGCGCGCAGGAAACCGAACTGCCGCAGGCGCTCAAATGGCAAG